TGTGAGCAAGAATATCAATGTAACAACCCTTTGCCGTCGGGCTTAGAGTGGCAGTATCGACAAGCCAGTCATTCGTATAAAATTTAAAGTAAGGAAGAGTACTCATATAAATTCCTCCCTGATTTCGTTAGCTTTGTCCCACCACTCTGGGCGTGTTTTCTCCCATTCGTTCACTCTCTTCACGCCGCTAATAATGGTGGTATGGTCACGGTTGTAGACGCGGGCGATTTCAGGAAGACTTGAATGAGTCAGTTGCCGACTCAGCCAATACCCTATGAATCTTGGAAAGCTGATATTTCTGGCTCTCTGTCTTCCCAGCATTTCATGCGTCGTAAGATTAAATTCCTTTTGAACGACCCTCCTTATTGATTTCAGAAGTTCGTCTTTTCGGTCGTACTTAAACTTAATCCCAAAAAAATGCGCTGCGTCGCGTTCGCTAAAAATTGTCATTGTTCCCTCCCCTACGGATAACTTTCGTTATATGCTCGTCACAAAATGCAAAACTTTGTTTGAGACTGATCTCAGCGTGGCAGAATTTCCCGTCCTCCAGCCACTGGCAGAAACTAAAATTGCCCCTCTTTTTCCAGTCGCCTTTTTTTTCATGGAGCCTGATCTCCCCGCCCCAGGCGCTTTTTAATTTCCTTCGCATCCCCATACGGGACAATTTCCCCGCCACAGACATGCGGTTGATCCCGATTTTTTCGCCAATCTTTTGAAAGGTTAAGCCGGTCTTCCAAAGGGCTATTAATTCTTTCTCTTTTGATTTATTCCACCTCATATTCCCTCACGACCCATCTCGTGTGGTGGCTTTCCTTTTCATTTGCTAACTCGAAGCCTTCGGGGATTTCCTCGTTGTGTCCTACCCATCGGAACTCAAGTGTCCACTCGTCCTCTTGTAGGCCGTCGCAGCAATGAACTTGACCGGCATGACAGCCTTCATAATCGCAGGGATATAATTGATTGGGGTTCATTTCCGTTGAGGCTACAATTAGGAGCCGACCCGGAATCATTGCAGCACCTTCACATTTGGGGCAGTTCATGCCTTCACCTCGCGGATTTCAACTCCGTAGAGAGCCTCCACAAGCCTCTTTTTCAGCCTATAGACCTGAGTACGGAAGCCTTTCACGTCCTCTACAACCCACTGGTCGCCTTCGAAATAATCAAAGTCGGCGCGGTATGTGCAGATTTTCTTTTCATTAATCTTGCATTCAAACGGGTATTGTAATCTTAGATCGGAAATCTCGTTGGCTTTTTCCAGAAGTCTTAATTGCCCGTACCGGCGGGCTTCAGCCTTGGAATCAAAAATAATCCCGTCTACTTCAGTTTTAATGTTTCTGTATTTCAACATCTAAAATTGCTCTACCGATAAGGGTTGCGATTTGGGGAGAGACGCTGTTTCCAATAGCGTGTAGTCTACTGGATAGCCCAGGATGACCTCCGATAGATTTGGGTTCGGGTATATTGGATCGCCCGCGCCATCGCGGAGATACTCTCTCAGTAAACTCCGATATGCATCGCTGCCGTAAAATCTGTTTCTTGGACTCCCCTTCGGATCTGTTACCGCCGTTGGGGTAGGCAAGTACCCATACTCTGTCCCTTCTTGACCAGCCACCAAGGTAGGAAGATGGTATGCAATGCCATTCCGCATCAAACCCGATCTCGGCCAGGTCTCCGAGAACCTTGCCAAACCATCCCCCTCTGAGTTCGCTAGGGCCAGCAAGCAAGTTTGAGACGTTCTCCACGATTGCGTATCTGGGTCGTATGTCCCCAATAAGTCGGCAGAGGTCACTCCAGAGTCCTGATCTCTCGGCTTCGATGCCTTTCTGTTTTCCCGCAACGGAAAGGTCGGTACACGGGAATCCCCCAGTGATGATGTCGGGAATAATTCCATCGTCTGCGAGTCGCTGGGCATTTAACTCTCTAACATCCTTATAGATAGGAACATCAGGCCAGTGCTTTTTGAGAACCCTTCTGGGGAATTCCTCGATCTCGCAAAACGCGACAGTCTTGAAGCCGCCCATGCCATTTCGTGAACTACATCGTTCCAAACCCAAACTAAAGCCACCCACGCCACTGAAAAGGTCGAGAACTTCATGCACTTAAAGAATAACGAGCTACTCTGGCGGTGCCATTCCGGGTCGGGACTCTCACCATTTCGCTCTGGACCGCATGTCCCTCGTCCCGCAAGTCTTTAATTCTCGCGGCCAATCTCATAACACCAAACTCGACCTGTGCCTTGCGTGGCGTCAGACTGTGGCCGTTTTTTAGATACCCTAAAATCTTTTCACTTTGAGTCATCGTGTTCTCCATCTAAAAAGTCCAGAGGCGTCACATAGCCGCGTGACCATTCCATTATCTGGCGCATGAACTTCGCACGAGGCGTTCTCCGTCCCGCCGCCCAATGGCGCATGGTCTGGTCGATTACACCGAAATCCCGCGCTGCCTGAGCTACGGTCATTTCGTTTTTTTCTATGTATTTGGAGAGTTGCATAACTAACTTCTAAACCAGAAGCTAGTCTAATGTCAACCTATATGGTGTATTATTTCTATTCTGGTTGGTATGACGCCATCACGACAGCGATTATTTGAGTATCATCTTCGCCGTCATCATTTTGAGTGAATCTTATAGATGAGTGTGCGGGATTGTTTGACTCAGGTTTCAGCCATCCCTTGCCGTCCTCGTCTATGATCAATTCCTTACAGGTCGCCTCGATCAACCCCAACTCGGATCGTCTTTGAACTATGACACGTTTGCCGACCGGGAGCCGGTCGTTTACTGGGTCATACCTAGAGCATATTAACAGCGATTTATCCGCATAACGAAGGTTCATGCTGTCGCCTCTGATCTCCAGGGCGAAGACTTCTATCTCTCTGAACCTCCCATCAGGCGGTACATTCACCGCATATTGCTCGTCTTCCGGGAGTTCTACCGCCTCGCGCCAATCGCCAGCCTGGACGAACCCGACGCACTTAACCGAGGTCAAGCTGCCCTTGGTTATTTCAACGTCCTCGAAAAGAAGCTCGACGGCCAAACAATTAAGGTGAGGAGCGAACCTCTCAGCCCACTCAACATTTAATTTTCGGACCCCCAATTCTAGTCGTCCAACTTGCTGTCCAGACGTGCCAGAGAGTTCAGCGAGTTTCACCTGAGACAACCCCGCTTTTTTTCGGAAATGAGCAATTTTATTCACAACATTCTAAGTTTAAACCAAATTGTTTTATTTGGCCACAGCATAGATATACGCCAATTTGGTTGACATTATCTTATTCAGTCTATACGTTACATCTGAATTGGTGAATAAGGAGAACTGAAATGCAAGATTTAACAATACCTATCAGACGAGACCCCGGCCTGACGGACGGCGCACGGGATGATCTCATTGAAGCGCAGGGCGAGTTGGAAAAAGCCCTTCCCATACTAAGCAGTCTTAAAAGTTCACTTCGCTATGCGGAATATCTGGGCGGTGGCGTTGAGTATCGAAATGAATGTCAGGAGATCCTTAGGTCAATCAATAGCGCGATTGAAGAAATCAACGAAATAGTGGGAGAAGAATAATGACTGCAAGAAAAGATATTGCGATAGCGCAACCAAAAAGCAACCCAACGCCTGTTGATTTAATTAACACCATTATAACAAAGGGCGGTGATTTAAGCCAACTCGCGCAACTGATGGAACTTCAGGAGAAGTGGGAGGCAAAACAAGCGAAAGCCAATTTCAATCACGCCCGACAAAAGTTTATGGATGAAGTTAAAACTGTGATTAAAAACAAGGAAGGGTTTGGATACTTTTTCGCCAGCCTTGATAATATAGCCAAAACAATCAAACCCGTTTTAGACAAGTGTAATCTTTACTATAGCTGGGACACGGATTTTGTCGACGGCATTGTTCACGTCACCTGTGTTATCAGCCATGTTGACGGCCATGAGCAAAGAACAAAATTAGCGGGTGGTCCTGACACTTCTGGCAAGAAAAATTCCATCCAGGCCATAGGATCAACTACGTCGTATCTTCAGCGTTACACTTTAGTTTCAGCACTAGGGTTGGTTATTTCGGATCAAGACAGTGATCTTAATGTGGATGATGACGGGGATGGAGGGCAAAAGGTTGTCCCCATTAAAAAAAATAAAAACGTCATAGATAAAAAGCAAGTAGAAGAAATTCTTGAATTAATTGCGAAGACAAAAGCCGACACAATAAAATTTTGTAACCATCACAAAATCTCCTCTGTCGCGGAAATGCCAGCAGAACAATTTGAGGATTGCAAAACGTCTCTAAAGACAATAGCGGCACAGAAGAAGGCCCGTAAAAATGGATAATATCGAACAACGATCAGACGAATGGTTCGCAGTTCGCTGCGGCAAGGTCACAGCTTCCCGCGTCTCCGACGTTATTGCCAAGACCAAATCAGGCTGGGGCGCGAGCCGCGCAAATTACATGGCGCAACTCATAGCCGAACGACTGACGGGCGAGGTCGCAGACAGTTATTCAAATTCTTCAATGCAATGGGGAACAGACCACGAAGACGAGGCCCGTGTGGCTTATGAATTTTATGAAAATGAAGGGGTTCAGGAAATAGGATTCGTCCAGCACAACGACTTGGAAAGCGGTGCAAGCCCTGACGGTCTGGTTGGAAAAGACGGGATGATCGAGATTAAATGTCCAAATACGGCCACGCACATCCAGACACTTCTGGACCAGAAAATACCACGGAAATATGAAACTCAAATGCTTTGGCAGATGGAATGCACGGGGAGAAAATGGTGCGACTTCGTTTCTTACGACCCACGTATGCCAGAGGGGCATTTAAAACTGTTCGTCAGAAGATTTGAGCGGGACGATAAGAGGCTTGATGAGATCAGGGGAATGGTTGCTGATTTTATTGGAGAACTTGAAGACAAATTAACCGCGTTAAAGAAACTGGAGAAATAAATGGGATCAATTAACAAGGTAATACTGGTGGGAAATCTTGGTCGAGACCCTGAGGCTCGCCATTCCCAGGATGGAAACAAAATTGTCAATATGTCTTTAGCTACTTCAGAATCTTGGACAGACAAAAGCTCTGGTGAGCGCCGGGAAAAAACAGAGTGGCATCGTGTCGTAATCTTTAATGACCGCCTCGGAGAGATAGCGGAGAAGTATTTAAAAAAGGGTTCTCAGGTGTATCTGGAGGGCAGTCTCCAAACGAGAAAATGGACGACTAACGACGGCGTTGAGAAATATACAACAGAGATCGTACTGAAAAAATTTAATGGCACACTCACGATGCTTGGAGGCGGGAATGAAGGATCACCCCAAGTTGTCCCGCCGCCGATTATTGAGAATGAAACAAACAAAATTATTGATGATGAGATCCCATTTTAATTTGGGCGCAGGAAACGGCCTGGGGAGTCGTTTAGTTTCAACAGGGCTGAGTGGTTGCCCATCGTTCTCCTTAGCCGCTCAGTCCAACCCCAAGGATTAGCAAATGAACATGATGATCCCAAAGACCGAATTTAAAAGAATGCCGCGTTATTTGGAATATATCCGAACCCTGCCTTGTGTCGTTTGCAAGACCACTTACGACATTCAAGCCGCTCATGTCCGTTACATCGCGCCTTCTGGGACCGGGATAAAACCTTCCGACGAACACAGTTTGAGTCTCTGTCAACCCTGCCATGCAGAGCAACACAGTCGAGGCGAGGAGGTTTGGTGGAAATCAAAGGGTCTCGATCCCAAGGAAATAACGGAAGGTCTCTGGGATATTTTTAACCTGTTTGAAAACAAGGCCCAGGCTTGGGCAAACGCCGTTTTATATGTGGAGGGAATAAATGAATTTCGATCCTGATAAATCAGCCGCCGAATTATCCATGCGTGGAATAGCGTGGGCGGAACTAGACGGCGCTTATAAGGCTCTCGATGATGCAACCAAGTCAATCCTGTCGAGTATTGCTACGAATTTCGAGGGGAGTGAGGCTGCTAAAGAAAGAGAAGCCAGAGCGTCAGAAGAATATAGATACCATCACCTGAAGAGTTTGAACGAGGCCAGAACTAAAGCTGCCATCGCAAAGGTTAATTATGATGTCTACAAGACATGGATCGAGATGAAGCGAACTGAATTGAGTTATCAGAAAGCTGAGATGGGGATCAGATGATTGAAAATTTATTATTATTGAAGTTTCAACCAAGGAGTAAAATTACCCAGACCGTACTCGACGGGGTTTGTGTCTTTTTGCTTTTTACAGTCGCTTATTTCGCACTGGTGATCTTATGATTAAAGTCGTTTTCATTTCGGTTCTGATTCTGACAACCAAGGTGCCGCCTGAGGGATGGCTGCAATGGACTGAATCATACAGTAGTGTCGAAATATGCCACGAGAGAATCCGTCAAGATTTTGACCAGATAGCCTCTGCGGTCAAAGGC